AATGTTAAACGTGATGAAATTCAACGTAGAATTAGACCAACATCAAGAACAACACCTCGCGCAGCACCTAGTGCTGCTCCGGCAATCGATCCAGATGAAGTTAGATCTTCAAGAACTACACAACGTACAGCTCCTACAGGCAATATCAAAGATACTGTACAAGGCGGCTGGCAAAAATTTAAAAGTGGTAAAGTGGCCAAATTCCTTAAAGGGTTAACTTCGTTTAAAATAGGCGGAGTTGTTGGAGCATTAGCTAGCTTTATTTCTAACTTTGGTGAGATTGAAGATCTAATGGATGATTACTTGCAGGCAATTATTACAAGCGGCGGCTTTGACACACAAGAAGCTGAAATTGCAAGAACACGAGTAGCAAGAAGATTAACTGAAGCAACAGTTGAAGGCGTATTAGCAGCAGCAGGTGCAGGAGCAGCAACAGTATTAGTTGCATTCACACTGACTGGCATTGGTGCTTTTGCAGCAGCGTTCTTATTAGGAGGTATTGCAGTTTATGGAGCCGGTTGGGTCGAAGATAAATTAACAGAATGGGGTTGGACTGATTGGGTATTTAGAACCTACGACAGATACATATTTGCACAAAATAATGCTGAAAGTTGGTCTATATATGTAGATGGAATACAACAAAGTTTAGATTTACCACTTAACTGGGCTGCTGATTTCATTGGTGCTCCTCGTCCTAATGTATTTGCTGACGAGTCGATTAATGAAGAAGAGGCAACAACACCTGCTAATCCTGATGCAGCGTTTAGAGTTTTAGCAACAAAAATTAGACAAGAAGCAGCTAACGATCCAGAAGTTAAACAAGCAATGCAAGCTGGTGCTAAAGAAGTTAAGAAAATTAAAGCAGAGGCACCTGCAGAAGAATAAAATTACAACAACGGTAGTCTTGTTTTTTCTACAGTATCAATATTATCTTTGACAATATTGTTGAGGATATCTAAATCTTCTCTACTAATCTTATACATGAGATCATGATAGCTAAATGATCCTCGCATGTACCAACCTAGCCTATAGCGCTGATCTTTAATTTGTTTTATTTCAAGTTCTAAATCGTCAGCAAGGTTTAGAATATCAGGTTGCGAGAGCGCAACGATTTGACGCCGAAAAAATTTGAATAGTCGACCTCCAGCGCACTTTTGTATCGATTGCTGCATGATTCAGCACCACAAATAATTTCAAATTGGGGAATGTTCCATTTAGATGTTAAATCTTGAATACCTTTTTTTAATTTTTCAAAAAATAACGCATCGTTTTGAGTAATAAAGGTAGAAATTTCATTAAGGTTAGTTTCAGAATCAGTTTCGTTAGAAATTTCATGTATGTGTGCAATTGCAAGACGTAAATTAACTTCAGAACTACGTGTATAAATGTCTTGCATCTGTTTATTTTGATCTTCGCGATTCATATCTAAATTTTTAACTTGATATAGTTCTCGATCAAGTGTATAATTTTCAATACTAAAGTTAGTAGTTTGTCTATATGTAATTGGACGTAAATTAAATGTTAAATCTTCGATTGTAAAATTATAATCAGTTTCGTAATTAACAAACCCGTCTAACAGTTGAGTAAGACTAATTTCGTTTTCAGAAGATTCTGCACACTTAGGACATGTAGTTCCTACAGGCATTTTATCGCCGTATGTTGCAATGCGCAATGCAATTAGTATGAAATCAATATCATAGCCCACTAATTGCCAGGGGTCTAAAATTGTTGGAATACAGCTTTTAATAACTTCTGCTGTTGCTTCACCACTAAAAAGTGCATCTGGAGTTTTAAATAAAATTTCATCCATTGCATTCATGCCGTAAACAGGAATATGCGAAGTCTGTCCTTCTTGTAAAACAGTTTCATCATAAAACTTACCTTTACTGGGCAAGTCTATAAACAGTTTAGGCTGTCTTTGATAATTTTGTAAAAAACTACTCATATTATGATTCCGCTAAATATATACATGCAAATATTTATATCAGATATTTTTAACAATTGTAGAACTGGATTACGTTAATGCTTGAAGAACAAGATAGAATTGCTATTGTCAACGCTATTCGAGATGGTTTCGTAGCAGCCAGACAGGGATCTACTGGTACCGGAAGTGACCGTTCCTCATCTTCTAATAACTTTGGTAAGGCAGCTAGTAGAGCACTTGATGAAACGGCTACTACCTTTGACAGATTAGTAAATCAAGCTGGCGGCCGAGTATCTCAGCACAGTGCATCATTAGTTAACGCTATTCCTTTATTAAACAATTTAAGTGGAGCAGTTGGTGGAACAATTGGATATCTTGAAGATACTCATGCTACATTCCAAGCATTGAGTAAAGTAGGTGCCGGTGCTAACGGAAGTCTAAGTGAATTAAGATTAGGTGCTGCCGAAACAAGAATGACTTTAGAATCATTTGCAAACATGGTAGGTTCTAGTTCACAACAACTATCAGGGTTTGAAGGCGGAGTTCAAGGAGGTGTCAAGCGATTTAGAGAATTAAGCAATGCAATGTTTAGTGGTGACAATCCAGTAATTGAAAACTTTCAACGTTTGGGATACACGCTTGAAGAGTCAAACGAATTTATTATAAAAAATATGGAATTCCAGAGACGCCAAGCTAGATTTCAAGGACCCGACGGCGACGAAGCAATGCTAGCTGCTAGCTTACGTATGGCCGAATCTTTAGATGTAATGGCAAAACTAAGTGGCAAACAACTTAAAGAGATGGAAGACGAGTTAATAGATCGTCAACGTAATGGTGCTACTCAAGCTAGAATACGTCTACTAGAACAGCAAGGAGTTGAAGGCGCAGGAGAAGCATATCAAAGAGCACAAGCTAGCTTACAAAGTGCCCCTAAAGTAGCAAGAGACTTGCTAGACGATCTTGTACAAACAGGCGCACCTATGACAGCAGCTACAAAAAACTTTGCTGCTACAAACAAACAAGCATATGCTGCACTAGTAGAACAAGCAAATGCTATCAGACGCGGTGATGCAGAAGGTGCTGCACGACGAGGCGCTGCTGCTACTGCTGCTGCGGCTGAATATGCCAATTCGACACAAGGTCTAACACTAGCAACTCTAGCACAAGTCAGTGACGTTGCACAAGGCCAAGCAACTGTATTAGAAGAAACTGGCGGACTTATTGATCAGATTGCAGCAAATCAAAGAAGAATGGCAGAAGAAACTGGTAGAACACCTACATATCTTGAAGCACTTAATAATGCGTTAGCTAATATTAGAACAGACCAAGGCGCACAAGCAGCAGGAACTGTTCCTGGCCAAGAAGCAGGCGTTGCACTACAACGTGCTCAACTCGGTCTTGCTGAGACGTCATCAAAATTGAATACACAAATTGCTGATCAAATGAGGAACAGCAATACATTAATGGGTAAGTTAAATGAATTTCTTGAAGCACTAACAAAAACTGTTAACGGTGCCGCTGCTGTTGGCACAACAGCAGCTAATGCTGCGGGAGGCACGGGTACTAGCGCAAATAATTCAAACTTCTTAAGACAGGATCGTACTTTGTTTGAACAATTTAGCAATCCAGATACTCCTGCAGAAGAAAGAGCAAGACTGCGCGAGGAGCTCGGACAACTTATTACAGAAGAAGGATTGCCTAATCAAGATGCAATAGCAGAAAAACTAAGAAGATTAGAAGCTGGTACATTTACTAATAACAGACAGATTTTTGATAGGGCAGCAGGTGGATCATTTAGAGCAGGCGATATGCTTCGTGTAGGTGAACGTGGTGTAGAAACTATGATAGCAGGGTTTGACGGCGCTGTAATTCCTAACATGAAAAATATGTTAAACAGAATGCCAGATATGGCTAAACAGCTACAAGATGATATGGCAATGACTGGTGTACCAATGTCAGAAGCAGCAAGGTCTGCAATGGCTAACATGGGAACTGATGACATAGGCGCACTTGTACAACATGCGCAAACCACTAACGAGCTTTTAGCCCGCTTGTTAGGGGTAAATAATACACAAGTTAGAGTAGGTGAAAAGCAGCTGAGATCTGTCAGAGGCGCAGGCAATTTAATGAACGGAATAGGTAGAGCATGAGTTGGAAAAAGTTTTTTACACCGGTACAAACTGGTGACAACCCAAATGGCAGTTATGGTCCTATAAGTGGCGGTAACTCTGCTGGACGTCCAGGCCCAGCACGTACTAACTATTCAAGTTATTTGCCGGATGTATATGTAGGTAGCCCAAACAGAGTTGAGCGCTACGGGCAGTACAACACCATGGATATGGACAGCGAAGTTAATGCTGCACTTGATATCCTTGCAGAATTTTGTACACAAAAAAATAAACAAAACGGCACTAACTTTAAATTTGAATTTAACAAGCCTGCTACTAACAACGAAATTAATATTTTAGGACAGTACCTAAAGCAATGGTGCAAACTAAATCACTTTGAAACAAGAATGTTTAGAACATTCCGTAATGTATTCAAGTACGGTGATGCAATTTTCTTAAGAGATCCTGAAACTAAAAAACTGTTTCACGTTGATCCTGCAAAACTTACACGTATCATTGTAAACGAAAGCGAAGGAAAAGTTCCTGAGCAATATATTATTAAAGATGTAAACTTAAATTTTACTGACATGGTTGCTACTACGCCGTATATTACTAACGGTAATATTACAGGTGGCGGTGGCGGCGGATACACTACTGGCGGTGTTCGCGGCATGGTAGGCAATGCTCCTGTACAAAACGGATCACGCTTCCAAGTTAACGACGGTGAAGTTGCTATTGATGCAGATCATGTTGTGCATCTAAGTTTAAGTGAAGGTTTAGACAACAACTATCCATTTGGTAACAGCTTACTTGAAACAATTTTTAAAGTATTCAAACAAAAAGAATTACTTGAAGATGCTATTATTATCTATCGTGTTCAAAGAGCGCCTGAGCGCAGAGTATTCTACGTTGATGTAGGTAACATGCCATCGCACTTAGCGATGCAATTTGTTGAACGTGTTAAGACAGAAATACATCAAAGACGTATTCCTAGTGCTACTGGCGGCGGACAAAATGTTATTGACAGTTCATACAATCCGTTATCAATCAACGAAGATTACTTCTTCCCACAAACAGCTGAAGGTAGAGGTTCTAAAGTCGAAACACTTCCAGGCGGTACAAACTTAGGAGAGATTGATGACTTACGATACTTTACTAATAAGTTGGTACGCGGATTACGTATCCCAAGTTCGTACTTACCAACTGGAGCAGATGATTCATCTAGCAGCTATAACGACGGCCGTGTTGGAACAGCATACATTCAAGAACTACGCTTCAATACTTACTGCGAACGTTTGCAAGGCTTAATTGTAGAAGAATTTAATCAAGAATTTAAACGTTACTTGCTTGAAAAAGGTGTAAACATTGACACAGCAATGTTTGATCTAGCATTCGAAACACCACAAAACTTTGCAGCATACAGACAGTCAGAACTTGATAACGCTCGTGTACCAACATTTACACAGATGAGTGCTATTCCTTATATCTCAAACAGATTTGCTATGATGCGATTCTTAGGTATGAGTGAAGAAGAAGTTGCAGAAAATGAGCGTCTATGGAAAGAAGAAAACGACGAAACGCTTAATACTGCTGGTGAAGACGCAAGTGCAGAAATGCGTACTGCTGGTATTAGTAGTGCAGGCATTAGCGCAGATATTGACGGCGCTGAAGATATTCTTCCAGACGAAGGTGAACCAGAAGTTGGCGGAGAAGCACCACCTCCTGAAACAGCAACAGGAGCAGCACCAACAGGCGCTCCAGCAGCAGGCGGAGGCGCAGCAACAGCGCAAACGATATAAATACATTATGATATTACGTGAGCTATTTTATTTCGACAAAGAAACAATTGAACCTACTGAGGACGATCGTTATGATCCTCAGTACGACGATAGTGTTGTTAAAATAAACGACACTCGCAAAACACGTCTTACCCTACGCCAAATCAACCGTGCAAGGAAAGCAAGTGAGCTACATACAAAAGAGAAAGCTGGCGAATTAGACTTCGTTAGACAAATGTATGGAATAGCAGCACAAGCAGCCGCTGCCGGGGTGTAATGGCAAAAATAGACAAAACTCAATACACTAAAGAACAGTATAAAGTACTTAAAGCTGCTGAAAAAGCAGCTAAAGTTATCGTTCCTATTCAAATAACGGAATCAATACCAATGATAGATGCCTCGTCTACTGCTTTTGTTTTAGGAAACGGTACAAGTAGAGCCAATATAAATCCGCAACTGCTTCAACAGTTAGGAAAAGTATATGGCTGTAATGCACTTTATAGAAGTTTTGCACCTGATTACTTAGTTGCTGTAGATACCAAGATGGTAGTTGAAATTAATAAATCAGGATATCAACGCAAGCACCAAGTATGGACTAATCCTAACAAATTATATGACAGGATGGAAGGGTTTAACTTTTTTCGTCCTAGCAAAGGATGGAGCAGTGGTCCAACAGCATTGTGGTTAGCAAGTCAGCATAATCATGTAACTGTTTATATTTTAGGTTTTGATTACCAAGGTAGTAATAACGGAAAGCATTTTAATAACATTTATGCAGATACTGAGAATTATAAACGCAGCCAGGATACTGCTACTTATTACGGAAATTGGCTTAGACAAACAACTTCCGTAATAACAAGTTGTCCTAATATCAATTACATAAGAGTAATAGCATCAGATAATTTTATTCCGCCTGAACTAAATAAAATAGTTAACTTAACGCATATTACAATAGATACGTTTAAAAAAATGTATTCTCTCACCTAAATGGCTCGTTTTGAGCCTATTATCATACCATATTTCCTATATATAGTAAATACAAGTGACAGCCTTACCATAGGTACACATTTATAGGAGAAAAAAATGGCAGATT